TGTGATAACCTCATCATCAGTTATCCTCAGCCATTTTACAGGTTTATTATACCCAAGTAAATTTGTAAAGTATTGTTTAGTCCATTTCATGACAGATTTAACATCATCAACACAGATAGTATCGATGTGCCAAGGAATGTTCCCGCTATTGTAATCTTCAGGGTTTAATTCGGCGGTTGTCATAAATCGTTTTTCTGCATCCTTATTTAAAAATGCCCAGTTTGTAAAGGCATATGGTAGCTCATTTCTGTAATGAATCTTGTATTGATTCAGGTTCACAGATGGGGCTATATGTTGGAGCACGTCCTCGAACGTGTGATCTTTGTAGCGAGGAAACAACTTATAAAGTCCATAAGCTACGGTAATATCGTATAATTTACCAGTATCTATCACAGTGTCAAGAACTTGAGTCAGTCAAAATATCAGGCATTTTAGCTACCCTAATTCTTACACTTCTACTTAAATCCTCCTGTTTAGTTTCTGTTCCTGGGTTGTCGACATCATCTTGAGCTTCTTGATCAGAATTATACTCTTGATTTGTCTTGGTATTGATCAGTGTTACTTCTGTTTCAATATCAATCTCTTCAACGGTCTTACCGTCTTTAACAACGGATACTTTTCCACCGGGTTCTAAAAAAGACATATGATCTCCTTAATCTCTATTCATTTCTAATATAGCACAAGTACCTTCAAACACATCAGCACTTGCTGCTTGTAATTGTAATTTATCGTTTTCTTCTAATACGATAGATCCATCCGAAATACTACGTGAATCACCAGAGTTTACAGTATGTTCAGCAAACTGAAAAGCAGTGCTTGCAGAATCATCATAAACAAAAGCTTTGATTTCTGTATTGGCTGTTCCTACGTTCGCTGCGTGAATGTTTTGAATAATTGCTCTGGAGTTAGAAGGACAAGTATAAACATCAACTACGGTTGTGACATCTAAATCAAACTGTGCATTCTTGTATATATTTGCCATTAAGCTCCATTGCCTTTCGATTTAAACCACGTGTAACGTTCCGACTCTTGTTTTAATTCATCCAAATAAGTAGAGTTCAATTGTTCAATAATAATACCAATCGCTCTGTTTATTTGTTTTTGGTTTGATACATCGTAATTCTCTTTTGGTTCTGGTATCTTAACATTTATCTTTGCCATTATCTACCCCCGTCTGCCTGTACGTCTAAACTGAAAGTACCAAATCTCCAGTTCTGATCGACGTCGTCATTTTCTATTTTAATATTAACATATCGACCACGAGCTCTAGTATCTTTTTTGGTGGTTGATGATGTAATCGAGAAAGGACTTAAACTTGTTGTTGTTTCGTCTTGAGAAGGAAAACTCTTCACGGCCAACGTTACTTTAGCCGTGCCTTGCAATGTTTTGAAATCGGGAATGAATCGTCGAACAGCTAAGAACTGTTCACCTTCTGTACCTTGTCCTTCTAAATCAAAGTCATAAGACTGTACAAACGAGCTAATCGCGGTACTCGATCCGTCAACATTGACTTGATTGACACCGGTTTCATGTTCGAAATACGTTGTTGCTCCTAGTCCTGTATCTCCTTGGATAACCGGAAATGTACCTGTTTCACTAGATACAAAAGATGTTGCATAAGGTTTAGGGTATATAGAAGAGTCCATCCATGATGTACGGCCTTCGGTGCTAGTGTACCAAATACCCCCAGGAACTTGTGCTCCTAAAGATTCAAGATAGTTATAGGCAACTAATCTGTTATTAAAACTTTGACCAGAGGCAGGATACCACCAAATAATCTCAGTAAAGAGATTATTAACACCGGCTGTAATTTGTTGTCCTTTGGTTAAGTCAATATCATCATAGACAAAGTCTTCTACAGAACACGGTAAAGATTTCACTGTACCATCGAATAAGAAGAAACCACTACTGCTCATCCAATAAGCAACACCGTCTATCTCGACGGCCGCATTCTTGCCAATCAAACCACAGTTTGTACCAACCTGTTCAAAACCAAAAGTGAAAGGAGCACCAATAAACTTCATGGTGTACAAAGCAGTATCAGTCCATATCAAAATTGTTTCTTTTGCTTTTAGAGCACCCACAATCTTCGTGCCGTCTTGTAGTCTTTGTGTACCCGCTGCGTTAATAGCAGAAGGTGCATAGGTATTAATATCTTCTTCATCAGAGAAGCGAATAAACATATCATCTTGTGTGGTAGCTGTGCCAATCGTTGTTTCAGTACCAAAGTGAATTAAGTGTCGTGTGGTTGGAGAGATCAAACTAACACGAGTAGATGTTGGATTATTACCGGTTGCAAAACCAGAAGTGGTTGTCGATGCTCTGTTCGATGTTGCATCCGATGCTCCGCCGTTCCATGTAAAAGTTTTACTGTTAGCAATTGTGGCCACTAAGACGTCCCCAGGTTACAAGTGACGCTCCGCGAGCCACGCCCCACCCATTGAAGTCAGACGCATCAGTGGCCGTTGCTCCATTATCGTGAGTCGCTGCAGTGCTACCCAAAGCTCCTCGAGTACATCCTGTTAAATCATTGGTGGATTTACCGGTATAGGTAATCAGTTCTGAGTCTACTTGAATCGTACCAGAAGTAGGAAAAGCAGAAGCGTCGGTTAAGGTAATGGTTGTTTCCGTTGCATCTAAAGCTTCGTTCACTGTTGTGGTTGTAGCAGAGTCAACGGTACCACCCCAGTTACCAACACCCCAACCATAACCATAAGTTTGTTCTTGAGGACCCACCACTTCATACATTTTACAAGTCATCGAACCTCCTGTTGATACAGTGGCTGTTGCAGCTTCCGAAGAGGTAATTGTAAAAGTTGTTGTTGAGGGTACAGAAGTAATTTCAAATTTCTTATCTTCAAAGTTAGAAGCGCTAAGTCCCGTGCCACCGGGTAAAGTCACAGCATCTAATTGCACAATATCTCCTGTAGATGCGCCGTGAGCAGAAGAAGTGGTAATGGTCACCGTGGTAGAAGCATTTGTCGTTGCCATTGTCGATGATGTCAGAGAACTTCTAATAGGTGTAATATCAAAAAGCTGACCTTCAAAGTACAACAAGAGAAACTTGTCTGTGCCTAAGGCCACATATCGATTGCCATCTAAATCTGTGAAAGGATGTTGTGCTCGGACAACACCGACAATTTTGTCTGGTAAAAGAGAAGACCAACCTCCGACTTTTTCTGGTAAACCATATCGAAAGCGAACATTATTAGAGTCCACAAATCGACGCTCAGCACCTTTCGTGGTGTCCTGTTTGTCTATCCCAGGTAAGAAGTCTAAGGTAATAAGAGCCATGAGCGCTCCTTAAATTTTGTCTTTATAAGACCATCCGCGAGACGCGTTCAAATACACTAAGGTAAACGCAGCTCCATTTGTGGATACTGTTAAATCAGAAGCTGAACCGTTGATGTTCGAACTATTTCGACCGACGGTAAGATTATTAGAACCAAAGGTTCCTGTCGCATCAATAAAGGTTACCTCTTCACCCACACTAGGAGAAGCAGGTAAAGTGACAGTAACAGCAGCAGAACTTGTATCAATAATTAATTGATCGCCGTCCACGGCCGTATATGCACTAGAAATAGAATAGTATCCTTTTTGTAAACTGACTAAATTTATATTCGTACCATCAGAGTAGACCACCATCTTAGAACCAACAGGCATGGTTACTCCTGTACCAGAAGCTGTTTTAAAAGTTAATGTGTAATGACTAGAACTTCGAGTTGTTGCATCTTCAACAAGATACATCTTTTCAATCGAATCAGGAACAGTGACATTACGGTTCGCGGCTAGCGTTCCAGTAATCTTGATGATCATATTTCGTCCGTCCGATGCAGCACCATTACTGATTGTTAGTGCTTGATCTGAGGAAGCAGCATTGACTGCTACATAACCACCGACCGCTTGTTCGACGAGTTCTAAATTTGTATTAGTAATTGTACCCCAAAGACCTGCTTTCTCACCGGTTGCGATGAGTTCAAACTTTTGAGATGTTGAATAAGTTGATGCCATAGTACCTCCAAATTTATATTATGTTTCGACGTTTGTCCATGTCTGACTTGCGCCTACGTTGATTTCTGTCCAATCTTGTGCAGCTCCAGGGTCAATCGGGTTCCAGGTAATGACACCCGCTGCAGTAGTTGCACCAGTTACTAAACTGGTTTCGGGTGTTACGACTGCTTTACCGATAATCGTCGTTCCGTCAAAGCTCATTGCCGCGGTCACCGATCCGGCGGTGGTCAGAACAACACGAGCTCCGGCTTTGGCTACCACATCACCAATAGCGACTGTGACAGCATTGGTGGTGGCTGTTACATTGGCTTTACCAATAACGGTAACCGTACCACTTGCAGCAGTGACGAGATTAGTCGTGACGTCAACAAACGCAAAGTCTGTTGGGATAACATCGCCAACTTCAGCGGTAACCGCGTTTCCTGTTAAGAGGACCGTGGCCTTACCAACAAGGGTAATATTACCGACAGCTGATGTAACCGAATTACCGGTTAAGAAAACTTTATTTAAATCCGTTTGTGCGGAAAACGGTGACGATGCGAAAGCGTCAAAACCAAATAACATGGCTACGCTCCTGGGTCGGTTATTGTATTACCCGCGGCAACCCACTCAAGGATCTCTTGGTAGTGTCGGTTTGCTTCGTTGTGAGGAACAAAAGAAATTGTTCCATCTACAAATATAACTTGATAATTAAATTCATTATCTGAATATATTTTTTCTACACTTTGTATCATAATTCTGCCTCTGCTACATATTGAAACTGATATACAGTACTAATTGAAGATGTTGTTCCTTGAGCGTTAAAAGAGTTATCAGAAACACCATTAGTAGAAGCCGTTTCATCAGAACCAGTGTCAGCATTTCTGACTTTTCCACTAGCACCAGTAGTATTTGAATATATGGTTAATGTAGGTGCAGTTCTCATTACTACAGGTAATCTTGTTGCACCTGCAAATGCACCATTACCTCTGATTCCAAGCATAATTCCATCAGATGTTGCTGTTCCCGCAGTTGTGCCTATATTATAACTTTTTTGATAATACCTCTGACACCTCTGCAAATTACTTGCAAAACTCTCAAAAGGAAAACTAGGTAGGGTTGTGGAATCAAACTCACCGACTTCGAGTTGGACGCCTGTGATGTACCATTCGTTATTGGCGTCATCTAATAAATTTACTTGACCAACTGCTCTATTTTCATTTGTTAATGTTCCCCAAGATGTTTGCAATGTGCCACTTGTAAAGTTTGCACTTGCACTTAAAAACCAAGTCACTTCAAAACTTGTAGCATTATCATTATCTAAAACACCAGATGTATCACCATCATAAGAAATTGTCTTTTTTTCCCAAGTAGATGCTGAATTTATAGAATAAGATTTGTTTATAGTTCTACCATTATCAGAATCTCTTACTTCTAAAATATAAGTTCCAGTTTTATTTGATTTAACCCAAAAAGATATTGTGATACTTTCAGCATTAGAAGTACCTTTCTTTAACATTTGTAAATTTTGACCTTCTATGTTTTGAGCAATCGCACTATATGTTGGATTTGGTGGAGAGGATTGTGTTGACAGATTATCCATTTTTAATGATTTAACAAAACCTTGACCACTTGGAACATCTGTTGATTGTGACATATCAAAAGTGTCGGTGGTAAAAGTACCGCTTCTTCTGTATGCCCACCTATCTATTAAATACACACCTCCTGTATTTCTTAATCCAGTTTCAGAAGTACCCCTCTGAGCCACGGACATATCTCCGTTGATAATGATCGGTGTGACGAGGCGATCGCTTGGATAACCTCTACTTGTTAAACCTTTATTGGGGATCGTGTTTAGTGGCATTAGGGTAGGACCTCCATAACAGTGATAGTTGATGCACCTCTAGCTGTATTGGTTCCATCCGTATCATTAGGACTTCTATTTAATCGAAATGTATTACTACCCTCTGCACATCCTGTTAATTTATATGTTTGTTCGCTAGTGGATGAGGGGCTATCAAGAAAAGATATAGATAAACTGTCAATTGTTTCACCACCTACTTGTTCTGTTCCTGTAGTTACTCCTGCAATTCTACTTCCAGAAGCATCACCATCACCAATAGCAGTGCTACCTCTTTTAAATCCTATGAAAAATCTACCCCCATTATTACCACTACAGGTAACGGTAGCCATAACTAAAATTTTTGATGATGTAGAACTTGGAGTAATCGCTACACTCATTCCTGTTACATCAACCATAGTAGCTGAATTAGTGCTAAAACTTGTTGCATTAGTGTGTGTTGATACCACCTGACCAATCTTAAACTTCGAAGAAGTGATAACACCCGAACCATCAGACGTGATGATATTATTATCACCGCTGTCATTGATGAGATTTACTTTGAGTTTACTGGTCATCTATGCTCCT